TGCATTCACAGGTCAACCTCCCCCAACCGCCGAATGATACGGCTCGTGATGACGCAGGGGATTCTCGTTACCGCCTGCAGCTCCTGACGAAAGAGCTCCTCGTCCTCACGGTCCAAGCCGTACCGACCCCGGATGAGAGCCCATGAGTCCTCATGAAGGACAGACATGTGCGCCGCGTGCGTGCGGTGATCTTCCTCACCGTCCGGGCGTCCACGCGGACGCTGCCCCGCAACCAAAGTGCGGAGCCGCTCCAATAACACGCGCAAAAACGGGACATGACACCCGTCAACCCAAAGGCTCGCGACGTCGGCCGCCAAGTTGGCCGAATTGGTGGTCTTCATGACGGACCCCAACTTCGCGATCGAGCGCCCGGGTTTCGGCGAAAGCTTGAGTTTGCGATCGTCGACCCACAGGAAGATTTTGGAAAAGAACTCGGCGTCCCACAGGTTGCGTGACATGTGCGGGTCGATGGTGATCCCGTACTTCACGAATGCCTGCTTGAGGGCCGCCTCGGCGCGGGAGTAGTCGTTGTCTCCCGCGAGCGGTAAGCCAAGGTGCTGAAGGTGCCGCGCATCTATGACGACGATCGAATCGTCGCCACCGAATGCCCCATCCCACGGCTCCCCCAACGGCACCCCGGCCACCGTCTCCTTGCCTGGTGCGAGATCGGCGAGGACGGCGTCATGCAAATCTGCGTTATACAGAGTGCCGCCGTCGGACGTATCGGGTGCGCCTGAGCACAACCCGTCGTCCGTTCGGTACTTCACGCCGTGAGCCGTTTGGCCCTCCGGTCGTGAATCGAGAGTGGCGGCGCGCACGCCGACTGGCACGTCGCTCCAGTAAAGAGCCGTGCCTTCCACCTCGCGAAACCCTTCTCCACAATGGGCGTCGTACCGATCCGCGTCGAGGAACAGGATGAGGGGATCTTGACACTTGGCGATGCCTTGTTGGACAAACTCGCCAATGGCCTCGTTGCTGCGGCTCGACGCAAACAACAGGCCCCCTCTTCCGTCCGCCGCCTTCTTCCACGCTTGAGTTGCCCACCACAACGAAGGCCCGACGTAAACCTCCAAGAGGTCGGTCAGCGCCTGAATGATGCGGGGGGTTTTGGCGTGCGCACCGCTGCCATCTACGGTGCCTAACGTCTTTTCCATCTTAAGAAAAGACGCCTTGAGAAATGCTCGGTGCTCCTCGAGCGTGTCCGAGCACAACCGGTGGGGATCAAGTCCCAAGCGCTTGCTCTCAACAAGCGCCTTCTCGAGCCGTTCGCGCTTACGCGGCGGTCGGCTTCGCATCCACTGCGAGACGAGGTTGGTCGGCCAATACACAACCATCTCTCGCAGCCAAGCGAATCTTGGCGAGACTTCCAGCCTCTCCTTGAGCGACGAGACGGCCGACTCGACGATGATGGGCACGGGTTTGAGAATCCTGCCACGCACACCGGCGAGTTCCGCCTCCACCGTCGGCTCGATGGCCAAAGGGAGAGTCGTCGTTGTTTGCACCCCCACGATCTCCGTGCGCGGGACCTCCACGCTCGGATGCGCCGGTGCGCGACGGGGCTTGACGACCAAATCCCCCGGGAGAAGGGGGCGGGTCGGCACGGGCGGGGGCAACTCGCGGTGACCTGGCAAGAGGGTCTCCGTTAGCGACGTTGGCTGCTCGACGCTCAGGGGTTGACCCCGAACGGCGAGACGAGTCCACGTCTGCCCCAATCCGTACAAATGTCGGTTACGCGTGCAAAGGGTCACCAGGATGCAGATGTTCCCGATGACCCACAACACGCTAGACGCGACAAACAGGGCGTGGTGCTGCCATGGCACCGCGCCCAACAAGCCCGTGGCAACCAGCGCCACGATAGAGATGATGGCCATGGTCCAAGCCCCAAAAACATGTATGGGGCTCAGAGACACCGCCGCCCGGTGAAGCTGCCAAATAGGCCCGAAATGTCTCGCAACGGTGATCGCGGCGTCCGTCTCCTTACGAACGTTGAGCGTCATCGCCAAGAGCGCCGTCATGTACACGGCTTCGGAAAGCAACTCCGGGGGAGCTTGAATGCCGCGGTAGGCTCCTTCCGCGTAAAATTTCGCATCCTTGAGCAAAAGGTGATCCCTCGGGATGAGGGCGAGGCGCGCAACGACGCTGGCCACCGCTTTACGCGAAATGACTGCGCCACGCGCCTCGCCGAACTCGACCGCACACGCGTCGCCGGCGACCGCATACTTAGTGATGCGGACGTCCGTCTCGATGACGTCGTCTGCCCGGAATCCGCCGGGCTCGTAGTTGTCCCCCTCCTCGGAGGTCAACCAGGCGAACAATGTCTTGGGCGGCGGCCGAAGCTGAGGTGCGACGGCACGCGGCACGAGACGAAACCGGTACAAGACCGTTTCGTCGCACCTGCGAATCGCCGTCGCACTCACGAAGCCCTGGGCTACGCTTGCTCCGCCCGCTTGGGCCCAATCCATGGCGGGATGTGAGTAGGTCGTGTTGTTGCCACGCACCCGCTCAGTCACCCACCCATCGAGGCGCCGAAACCACGTTGACTCGCCATCACACCTCTGCCCGCCAATGCCACGATGCTCGAGCGCGATCGCGAACATGATTCGCGACGCGGTCCTCTCGAGTTGATCGGCGATTTCCTGCGGGGAAAGGTAGTAGGCGACGTGGGTCGACACAATGACCGTCGGTTTGATGCACTTGCACTCCTGAAACCGATGGTGGCACACGCGCGTGTACCCGATTTGTTGAGTCGTCTGGATCCGCCCCCGGTCGTTGGGGTGGATAAGCGGCATGCATGCCCAATACCGTGAGTCGAGGCGGTCCTCATACCACCGTCGCTCACGCCCAAAATTGGGCGCCACGGACAAAATCCCGCCCCCATCCTTGGCGTAGACTTCGTCAATGGCGGCTGCATAGACAGCCTGCTGCTTCTCCAGAATCGCGCGGCCAGAGGCCAGGAGCCCATGTTCATGTATGGGCCCCATGCGCGTGCAGGGGACAATCCCCCACCGCTCGACGATGGTCTCCACGTCGTCCGTCCGGAGGTTAACTCCGACCGGAACGAAAGGCCTGCCCGCCTCATCCGTGTTACCCATCCCATCCCACTCGTGCGAGCTCCCAATGGCTGCTGCATAGACCGTCAGGTACGCGTCGGAAGCGACTTGACGGACCGAGCCACGACTGCTGACCGACTCAGCGTCGCTGGGAGCGGACATGATTCACGCGTGGTTTTCCGCCGTTAAGCGGACTGCTGCAAAACGGCGACGAGGACGCAACCGTGCGGCGCGCGTTGCCTCGTAGCTGTTCGGGTCGTGACTTGACTGCCTTTTCGCAGGCTCGCGGAAAGTTCCTAGAGGTCGTAG